TTGGATGTAGTCGTTCATGTTGTAACTCATAGGAGTCCACGATTCCGCAGAATAACTGTCCGCTGGCAGACTGCCTTGTGTGTGCGACCTAGCAAGTGACCGATTTCGCGGTAACTTTTGCGACCTTGTTTGACTGCGTAGATGAGTGCTTCGTCTTGTTCGGTAGTCCATTTGCGTTTGGAAGTTGGCGCTGGTCGATAGGTGCGCTGGGGCTTGACTTCCTGAATGATTGGTGCTTTTGGTAATTCTTCAGCTGCAGTTGTCTGTGCAAGTAGTAACTCGATGAGTACTGCTTTCGGCAGTCTTCCGAGTATTGCTTTCATTTGATAGATTTGCTGTTCCATCTTGTGTTAGTCCTTTATTCCGAGATCACGGCGAACTTCATCATCGATGGGAGTGTCGCTGAATGGTTTCCATTGGCGGTCGTTGCGGACATAGTAGATGTGATAGTACGACAGTGTGAGAGTCATTCCTGCCATAGTTGTCCAGAAGAGAACTCGCATTGGTGCGACATCCATTCCTGAAACACAGAACCCGATTGTGATTGCGGATGCAAGATGTGCAATTCGTAGGGCTTTAGCTGCGGTTTGTTTTTTCATTTGCTGTTCCTTTGTTTGATGCGACATCTACCCAGTAGCGCACGACACCACCGATTCGGACTGTTTCGATTTTTCCGCTCCGTTCCCAATTCGCCAAAGTTTGGCGAGACACTTGGAGAAGATGTTGTGCTTGTGATGCTGTGAGTAGTTGTCTCATGTTCCCGACTATACCTATTTGGGCAGATTTTGGCTATTTTGTTCTCGGCGTGTCACTGCTAGCAAGTTCAGGATTCAAGAATCCCATGAGTCCAGCAACAATCGCTCCCATGACTGACCTGTATTCAAGCGAGAATTGGGTTGCTTGCCATGATGCTAGGAACGCAATCAGACCGAATGAGATGGGCTTCGGCAGGTTGGTCATTCTTATCTTCTTTGTCATGACAGAGCCTTCGATGGGTCTACAGCATCCACAGCGTAACGGTAAGGCGCGATTCGGGCTTCTAGGTGTAAATGAACCGCTGAACAGTTCCCTGTCGCTCCTACAGCGCCTATGACCATTCCTTGCGTGACCTTTGTTCCTGCTGGGATTGGTAATTTGGATTCAAGATGTGCGTAGATGTAGCGAACCGAACCATGCTGAATGACGATGTGCTTGCCATACGCTTCTCCCCACATAGCTGCGATTATGATTCCATCGGCGACCGCTTGGACAGGTGTGCCACGCTTTGCACCATAGTCGATTCCAGTGTGCCATCCGCAAGACCATGAGTTCCCCTTGCGACCGTATTCACAAGTCACAGGAGCAGTGACAGGTGGCTTAAATTTTGATGGTTTCGCGACCGCTTTTTTTGCTGGCGCTTTTTTTGGTTCAGTCATTTTTAGACTCCTTGATAGGTAATCGACCAGACTATCTGATCTCCGCTGGCAATAGTTTTGGGCTTGTTCGTGTTATTGAATTCGACAAGATTCAAGAATGTTGTCGGGCTGGATGTTCGCATCTTCGCAAAATAGAACTGTACATCGGTGCTAGTGATTCGCAGTGTCAGTGGGTATTGGTCAGAGCCACTGATGTACATGCCGTTCCCTGTCCATTCTGTGGAGTTGGTGCTGGCATTTATTGGAAGGTCGATGGCGAGTGTGCCTGAACCTGCAGCTGCGGAAGTGCCGAATGTGACGACACCATCGAAGAAGACTGTCTTACCGAGTGAGCAGTAGTTGGCGCTTGCGCTGTTGCCTGTACCGAGTACCCATCCAGTTCCGACTGATGATGGCGTGATGTTGGTGTACGAAAGTTTTCCCAAGTCGCCATCGATTGCGTTGCCGAGTGTTCGAATTGCGGATGCTCCGTTGCGAACAAGGTCTGTGTCTGCTGGGATACTCCAGCCATTGAGCGATGTTGTTGCCATTAGATGATGTCACTCCATTTAGTAGTTGATGTTGCGTAGGTCTGCCATGTGTCAGTTCCGTTGAGTTCATTCCAAAGTGTATAAGGATAGTTGTTTCCATAGTTGGATAAAGTCATGGTGATTTGGTCGTGTTCACGACTCGAAGACCATGAATAGCCTTCCACGAATCCTTCAAAGGTTACGAGTTCGCTGGTCGGTAAGTCCGTAACCGAGATTTGAGTACCGACATGGACATTGAGTAGTTCTTGGCGCAGTGAATCCGAGATTGCAGCTGTGTCGATGGTTATGCTGGTCAGGTTGAATTCTGGAGTGTTACGGCTAGCGAGCAGTATTTGAGCGATACTGTTGGCATCTGTCAGGTTGTGAAGCGCTGTATCTTTGACACCTTCTTTGATGCCGTAGATTGCCTGTGATGCTGTGTTGTTATAGATGGTGCTGGATGCGCCTGTGCCGTAGGTGACGGATGTTCGGTTGGCGACATCGGTTGCTGATTGAGTGACACTGAATGATGACGCAAGAATGTCACTGATTGTGAGTGTGATTGTGGGGTTCGATTTCCGACCGATATATGTGTCGTACACCATCCAGCCGTTCTTGTGATCTTCGTATAAACATCCCATCGCCGAGTTTGCAGCTGATTGTGCGAATTCTAGGGAAGACACATAGCCATCATTCTTTGCAACGATTTCATAAACATTTGTACCATCGATGTATGTCACATCGTAGGAGTAACCCTGCCATTCAGCGTTGGCGAGAATTGTGTAAATTCGGTCTCCAGAGTATTGCTTGGGGTAGCCGTTGGAATTTGTTAGTTGTCGATTCAATGCGCCAGACATTCCGACCGCTGTCACAGTGTAAGTTCTAATCCCGTTACCCTGACCCCATTGGTCGAGCCTTATCGAGATGTCGGTGACTTCTCCATAGAACACTCGGACATCTGCTCCTGATGCTGGGTCGTCTAGATACCATTCGACCACTTCACCGAGTTGGATTCCATCAAAGTATGTGTTGGTCTCGATGTCTTGTCCGATTTCGCAGCTGAAGGTCGCTGGGGATGGTTGCTCCGTTATCGATGTTCGACCGATGTTGCAGGATACGGATTGGATGTAGGTGCGGTTAGCTGCATCGCTCCCACTGAATAACAGTCGAGCCACTTACAGCACCGAGCCTTGCAGATTGACTGCTCCTGTGCGGATGCTGGAACGCTGTAGAAGTTGTTCGATGGTTCGGCGAGCGGATTCCGCATCCACAATTCCATTTAGGTTGATGATGGTTGTGCCACCACCTAGCGCATGGTTAGGAACGATTCGACCGCTTCCCGATGGTACGAACATTTCCGCGCCATGCTCTCCGACAAGATACGGAGTTCGAGATGTAACCGCTCCGCCGAGTGCGCGTTTTTTGTATGTTCCGTCTTTTTGTTTGATGTAGCGTTCAGGATGCAGTAATGGTTGCAATCCGTATTGCGGGTCTATACCAAAGAATTTTCTAAAACTTTGCACTCCTGCATTTTGATTTTGTGCAGCTTGCTCTTGTGCATCGAATGTGAAAAAGTTACCGAGATTGTTTATTCCACCTTTGATTGTTTTCACAGCAGAACTGACTGCTCGGATTGCTTCAGCGACATTGTTCAATGCATCAGCGAAGGTCTGAACATTTTCTGCAGCTGTTTTTGTTTTGCCATTGCCTTCTGCTGTGAATGCTTCGAAGAAGAGCAAGATGGAATCTGCGACATTTTTGATTGCTTGTCCAACATTGACCCCAGTGCCTTTGCCACCTTTGCCTGTGAATCCATCGATCACATTCTGAATTCCTGTGGCAATTTTGGGTAGCCATTTATCCGCGAACGGTTGCAGGGCTTCTAGGATTGCATAACCGACAGATTCTTTTGCTTCATCGATAGCAATTTTGAATCGTTCGATACGACCTTCGAATGAGTTCGCTTTTGCTTTTGATTGTCCAGTAACAATTTTTTCAAGTTCACCTTGAACTTTTTTGAAGTCCTTTGATTTCAATGTTGCTTTGTCGAGTCCGAGACCCAATCTGCCAAGTGAAGCATTGTTCCCATTGTACGCTTTACCCAATGCGAGACTTACGACATTGATGTCTTTACCGCTCGCTGCACTTGTGTCTAGTGCAAGGTTCATGAGTTCTTGAGCCTTGCCCACATCTTTAGTCGATTGAACTAATTTCTGGAACGCTGGTCGCAAGTCATCATCCACAACACCACTTGCAAGCGATGTCTTCGCTATGTATTTTTCAACACTTTTGATTTGTTTCGATGATGCTTTGGTTGTGTTCTGTAATGCCTTAGCAAGTCGGCGCTGGGATTTCTCATCTACAATCGCAGCTTTCACAGCGGAGACACCGAACGCAATCGCCATACCTGCTACAGCTGCGCCAGCGATAGCTGCATTCTTGGCAACCGATTTCATGGATGAACCGAGTTTTGAACTGAATGTATCGGTTTCGCCACTTGCTTTGCTCATGCCTTTGGAGAATTGTTTTGTGTCCGCTAGCAGGTTGAGTTTAAGTGTTCGAATGTTAGCCATTATTTTTTCCCCATTTTAAGACCATTACTTTTTCAACAGTGTCGATGAAGTCTTGGCGAATTCTTTCCTGATTCTTGCGCAAGGTTGGATAGATGAAGTATCCGCGTGAACCGTAACCGTATCGACCCGAATAGAACGGGAATCGGCGACCGCCATTGGGCAATCTTCCTTTACCGTTCTCGGATGCACCGAATTCGACACCGTAAAGCAATTCACCATAAGTTGGTTTCGGGTTGCGTTCCGTTCCCTTACGCGAGACAGGCGCTCTTCTTGCACCACCGATTGTGATGCTGGGGAATCGGTCTTTGTTTGGTCTGATGCTTCGAGCGACCATGCGAGCCTGTGCAGGATTCGGAGCGTAGTTCGCAGCTACAGTTATCTTTTGCGCAAGCCCAGCCATTTGGATTTTATTCCTGCGCCGAAGTTGTGTCTGGGCTTCTTTGGGCATGGTTTCGAATGCTCGCATCAGAGCATCACGATCTTTTTTATCGAGTTTTATTTCGAATCTAGTTCTGTCGCTCATGTAACACCTCGAATCCCATGTCCAGTTCTTCTAAACTCCACAAGAGCAGTTCACTCTTGGGGATGCCTGTCAGAATCGCTAACTGAACGATGCGCCAGATTAGGCTTCGATGTCTCTCAATTTTGGGTCTTCATCATCAATGACATCGAACCCTTCAAGACTCTTCACCCACACATCGAACGGTTCATCAATTTCTGATGCAATCCACAATGCATAAGTGATCGCTTTGGTCGAGCCACTAGCCATCTTCTCCTGCGCTTCGGATACGGTCAGACCCAATTCATCTTCGAGTCTGACCCATACCCACGCTTGGTCGATGTCCACATCGTATTCAGTTGTCTTTGTTTTTACTTGTACCTTCATGCCGTTCTCTCCTCGTTGATTAAGTAAGCGTTAGTGTGTTTGCGCCTGTGAAGTCGATTGCTAGTGTCACTGAAGTCGTCAATGCATCGGTCGCATTACCACCCATTTCTGGGAAGTTCGGGAACACCTTGCCTGCGATGGTTGTGCCACTTACACCGAGAGTGAATGACAAACTTGTATTTGGTGAAGTTGCAGCTGCAGACCATAGAGCCTTACAAACTGATGCTGGGCTGGTCGAAGACCAATCCTGATAAAGTTCCACAGTCAAAGTTCCCGAACGGTCGATGTGCTTCGTGAATCGACCACTAATGACTTCACCTGTGAACTGATTCTCTTCCACTGCGAGCGTTGCTCCAGCTGCGACATCTGTGTAAGTGACAGAATTGATTGTGAGTGTCAGGTCTCGACCTGTCTGATATACAAGAGCCATTTGGCTTCTCCTTAGTTGATAGTTAGTTGGACTGTGATGTCCGAGATGAGATAGTCGGTTGAGCCGACTTCCTCGATGGATGGTTGGCTGAACTCTGTGATTGTGCAAAAGGTTGGAAGAAGTTCCGATAGTTCATCTATCATCTTCTCCATGTTGCACAATGCAGCTTGATTGTCGTTATTGACGACCATGAGTGTCAGGTTGTATCTAGCATGTCGGCGTGTAGGTGTATCGAATCCGACATAAGGACTCGCTGGAACTAGGACGACCGCTGGAGCGAACATCTGATTCATGGGATACGAATACACCGAATACCCTGCATCTTTAAGCGCATCGGCTAAGTCTTCGCGTGTGGTTGTCAGGCTCATCCGATAAGTCCAGACATGTCCATATATGGAGCGAGAAGACCATGCACACGGTTCAAGAGCGCACGACCTAAGCGATGGGGAGATGGCGTGTAATCGACCGCTTGAACCTGTCCACCTGCAGCTGTGCGCTGTTGGAAGATTTCCACTGCGATTGCTAGTGATGCTTCGCGTACCGCTGGAACAGCATCGAAGAGCGTTGTCTGTGATGCGAGTAGTGCAGTTCCGAATGGTTTAATCAGACGCACATCTGAATTGCTTGCACCTGTAGCGTACTCCACAGAGAACACTCCGACCGCTGTCACAGTCCGAGTTCCATTGAGATCACCATTGATTCCCGATACAAGTATCGAGTCGCCAGTGAAGAATGAATGCTCGGTCAATGTGTAAAGAGTCGCGTAGCCATTGACTACTTTGAATGAGTTGATGGTTGAGCGGTTGTAGTCGAGCATCCCATCGATGATTGCTTCAGCTGCATCGGAGACCTGTTGCAAGGTTGAATCTGGATAGAGTGTGCCTACGCCGAGAGTGGCGCGGAACTCATCTAAGTCTATCTTGCTCATTGGTTTCCTTCAGTGTTGGAAGAGTGGGAGTCTGGAACAGCGAGCAGACTCCCACTCGGATTGTGGGGTCTTAGGTTAAGTTGTAACGGCGAAGACCAGTTGCTCGCTTGATGATGGTTGCTAGGTAACCATGCATCGACACTTCAATCTCCAATGAACCTAACTGATTCACTTGAAGAGTGCGTGGTGCTTGCTCGTAAATTCCGATTGAATCTGGAGCGATGATGAATGCTGATTCATCGATGGTGGTTGCTACCATCGCATTATCGACATACAAGTCCAAGCCGAAGACATTACCGCGTGATGAACCTACGCTCACAACACCGCCTGCGTTCTGTGGTTGAGCTGCGTTGAAGATTGGGCGACCAGTGGTGTCAGCTGCGTTAAGCAATAGTTCCCACTGTGAAGCACCTGCAACATAGGCTGTTGCGAAGTTGCCTGTTCCTGCGTAAGCTGCGACTGCTTCTTTCGAAGCGAATGCCTGCAAGCCTGCAACGGTAGCTGCGGTTGTGGTTGCCTGTGTACCACCTGCAGTGATAGCTGCGATGACAGCTGCGTTAGTTGCCTTTGCGTAAGATGCTACGAGTTCATTCATTAACTCGTTGTAAAAGGTCGGTGTTCCCTGTAAATCTAACAACTCGACTGAGAATCGGTTGAGTCCAGCGTACTTCGTTGCAGTACCTGTTAGCGCTGTGGCAGTCATCCCTGTTTCGGATGGAGCTGCGCCTTCTGCGGTAGATGCAACAGTTGGTGCAGTTCCAATCTTTGGAATGGAGATCGTGTTGCCGATGAACTTGTGAGCGGTTGCACCACCACAAGCATCGATTGTTGGGCGACCAAACTTGCGCTGGGCTGAACCAACAACCTCGTTGAAGTATTCAGTTGGATTGAATCCAGCATTGGTCGATAGTGAATCATCAGCTGCCATGACATACTGACGAGAAGTATCATCACCGCGAGCAGCTTTGATTGTGTGCTGAAGGTATGAACCACCATCAACGATTGGTGAGCGTGGTGCTGTAAGGATTGGTGCAGAAGCCTGAACTACTGGCGCAGCTGCAGCTTCTACTTCGACCGCTGGGGTCTCGATTGGTTGTTCTGACATTTCATCTCCTGATGATTGTTCGATAGTTGCTTCGGGTTCTGAAGCAGCTACAGTTGTTACGACTGCATCCGAGAATGCAGGTGAATGGACAAGCGACACTTCCACAATTTGGGCAGCTGTAACATGCATTACGCCATCTTTCATTGTGTAGTTGTCGATTTGTGCGCCAACACTAAGACCATCACGAAGACCATCTGCAGCTTCTACAAGTGCATCGCTTCCTGCGGTTGTGTTGGAGACCTTGAATGTGCCTGTGATTCCACTAGGCGTGACTTGGAACTCAATCGCTTTTCCGATAGGTCGGTCGGATTGATGTTGCAATAAAAATTTGACTCCGCGTGGGTCTGGGTTCGGGATTGAACCGAACTCGAACACGACTTCACCTGCGGAAGTGTTACCGACCTTTTCGAACGGAACAACGATTCCGCTTATCTGTCTGGTTACTTCATTCGCTCCTGTGACATTAGCTGCGAATGTGATGAATTTATTCTGTGACATTGTTTCCTCTCGGTGATAAGTCTTCGAGCGCTCTCGCTTCATCGATGGAGATCACTCCAGCATCCAGAAGTTTCACTAGCACATCGACTCGTTCTGTTGGGTTTCCGCGTAGGAAGTCATCAAGTTCGAACTCGACACATTGACCGCTCGGAGTGATGTCATCCTGTGAGAGTCGGCTTTCGAGCGCATCCATAATCGGGCGAAGCGACATGTCGATAAGCGACCTTCTCTCGGCGCTGACATTGGAGTAGGTGCTGGATGCTGATTCTGCATTGATGAACCATGCTGGGATGTTCATCGCGCGAGCGATTTCCCCTGCAACATGTTGGCGACCTTCGACAAGTTGGAGTTGTGCTGAATCGAATCCCACAACATCGAGTGATATTGCTCCTTCGACATACGCTGTCGAGCGTGTTTTGCGAGCAAGTTTGAATGCATTGAGCAAGGATTCTTTTTGGTCTGTTGGGAGATTCATGCCTTCGTTGCGGAGAATCATCTGTGGCACAGGCTCTTGCGCCATGCGTAGAGCTGCGGATTCGAGTTCGATTGCTGTGCGAATTGTGCGACCAGCACGATTCAGGACACCTTCATCTGAACCCCAGAACACAATGAGTGATGAAACTCCTTTGAATGGAACTTCTATCCCATCGACTTGCCATGCTTGAATGACTTGCGTGGTCTGGTCGGTGCGCATGGATACGCGAGTCGGGTCGATTCGGCGAGCCTGTGTCACGCGACCGTCTTGGAGACTTGTAGCCATGATTTGCCAGTACGCGACACCGTAGAAGATTAGGTCGTCTACTGTCCATGTGAGCATGTTTGAGCGAGTCGCTGATGGGTCTGGCTGTTTGATGAATGGTTTGCTAGGTACTTCCGCTTCTGTGTCCTCGATGTAGGTCGATAGCGGTAGGGATGCAATAGTTCCTGCGATGATGTTTCGAGCGCGAGCCACCGCAGGAACGGTCATAGCCTGTTGTCTGGACAAGAATCCACTTGTATCGCCATAACCCAAGTGATTAAGATAAGGCTCGATTGTATTGCCAACGGCAGCTGTGACATCAATTTCGGGCATGGCGATAAGTGAGTTCTGAATTCGCAAAGCGTTCAATAATCCCACACTAGAAGCGTATGAGTTAATCCGCCGAATCTGTCGGATGTGTTTTATTTTTGGTAATCTTTGGGAGTTTTACTTCACCTGAAGTGATGTTTTATCAATGCCGATGTTCGCATCTTGCAGACAGTCGCCATAAGATTCATGATCTTGTGTCGGGCAACCGCTTCGACAAACTGACACTACGACCAATCTCCGAAGACTTGTCGAGACCCAGTTCCCATCTTGTAGACATTCATGTATGAACCCGATGAAATGTTCATAGCAGTTGTTGTGCCATTGACTTCCTGTGAATAAATTAAGTTTAGTTTTCCTGCGGTTGTCGCATGAGTTCGGATGAATCCCCAGAATCTCCAGTATTGGGTTTGCGCTCCACTTGAACTGTTATTGAGATAGTTCAGAGTATTAGCTGCAGTTCCCGAAACTGTTCCGAGTTGTGCAGTGGTTGAACCTGCAGCTATGCCAGTGAATCGGCTGGATTGTTCTGTGAGAGTTGTTGTTCCGTTGGTTGTGTATTGGATGCCAGCTGCTAAAGTTCCAGCGACTGATGATGCTGTTTTTGACATCACTAAATGACCTTCGATGAAGTAGGTTGTGTCGGCATCGACCGCGAGATGGACTGCGCTTGTGTTGGCATCGTTCCAGAAGAAGGTTTCCGCAGCTGTTGAGTTAGCAGCTTTTGTTCTACCAGACATGAGTTGCGCTCGACCGATAAGGGATATGCCATAGATGATTCCAGTTCCACCTCTTGCGATGGCTAGATTCCCTGTAGTTATTTTGTCAGCATCAAGGCTAGGGATGTCTGATGCGCTTAGGGTTGTTCCGCTGGATACTCTTCCGAATGAATCTGTGGTGACTTTTGTGTAAGTGCCAGAAGTTCCTACAGTAGCGAGTCCGAGTTGCGCAGCTGATGATGTGCCTGTGTTTGTGAGTTCTCCAGAATCGACTCCGATGATTCCACTTGAACCCTGTGCGCCATCGTTTCCTGTGTCTCCCTTTTGAGCCATCAAAGACCAATAGCCTGCCCAAGATGCACCGATTCCGGGCTGTGTTCCAGAAGATGAAGTGTGCGCTGTTGAGCATCGATACGATGAACCGTCTTGTCGGACTACATCATAAGCTGCATACACTGTTGCAGTTGCCCAAGCACCACGCCACAAGAAGCCTTGCCCATTTGTTCCGTTTGTTCCAGCTGCACCTTGTACACCTGCAACCTGTTCCGAAACAATGGTCGGAGATTCAGTGATCGTGACATTCGTAACATCATCGGTGACGGTTACATCTGTCACACTCTCTGTGACGGTAACGATTAGGCTCATGCGGTTACTTGACCATCGACTTGAATTCGACCAGAAGCGACTCGCTCGACTGTTGTGCCAGAAGTTAGTTCGATGTCGTAGTAATAGTTCCCAGCGGTTATTGCTCCCGATTGGGTCGCAGAGATTGTGATGGTGACATTCCCGTTGCTCGATAAAGTGGCAATACCTGAACCTGTTGTCAGTGTTAAGACCGCATCATCGGTAGTGTTCACATACTGTCGGACTTGCATCTTGCCAGTCCATCCAGTCCAGTTGATGTTGGTATTTGTTGCGCCATCTTTGTAGTTCCAAGTTTTGGTCAGGGTTGCTCCCTGATACAAAGTGAAGTTGTGTTGTGCTGGGGTAATAGACATAATTTTAGCCTATACCACATCGACCGAGATTCTAGTCTTAGGTTGTGTCGCGTGTCCGAGAGCCATCACCATCGCCACAGCTGCGGAGATGTCTTGCACTGCAGCTTTACGAGCAATCCGCCAACCGCCATCCGATGATGGTCTGCGAGCGCAAGCAATTAGATGGTTGTACATCGTCTCCTGATTTGGATGTATGAGATTCCCCGAATTCATGTTCGATAGTGCCATGTCACAAAATGTCGAGAACTGTGTTGATGCCCATGTTGTTGCTTCTACAGGAACTCCCACGCGCTGGAGATGGGGCATGATGTGTCCAGCGGTCTTGGGGTCGTAGCCAATTTTGCGCACCGAATACTGTCTGGCTAGGTGTGCGATGTCAGCTGCTAGTTCCGTATCGTTGAGTCCGCCATCCTTTTGCCAACGATGTAAGAAGATGGCATACCTGTCTTCAATGACTTGGACAGTGACTAGGAATGCTTCCGTACGGTTGAAGTTTAGGTCTAATCCCATGTAGGTTTCCAGACCTTCGGCTAGTTTTAGGTCGTGCTGAATGCCTTCATTCCAGCGTGTCAGATTGAATGGTGAGTCCAAACTGCTCACCCACACGCACAGCATCTCGGTACGGATTGCATCTGGAGTATCTCGCGCAGCTGCATCCTGCAAGGATTCGTAAGAGATCGTGTGACCCATCGCTGGGTTCGCAGCTTGCCAAGCCTTCACATCATGGACATCAGCATTGGGTTCTGCGCTCCATTCGTACCATCCCAATCGTGGTGAATCGAACAAGAGAGCGCGAGCGCGTAACTCATTTAAGACTGTAGATGTGCCATCCCCTGCGTTCGATGTAATCCAGATTTGCCCACCAGTCGCGCGAGTCAATGGTGTTGCAGCTGTCCAAGCATCAACAGAGATTTCCCGAAGTTCATCGATGTACAAAAGATTCGCTGTCGAACCGCGAGAGCCTTCCGAAGTCGCAGCTCGAATTCCATACTTGCGTATCCGTTCACACTTGCCAACACAGTCTCTCGGATAGTGATGGCAGTACACTTCCAATTCTTCCTGCCCATTAGTACGCGATACACGCTTAATTCTTTTGCGCATCCAAGTCAAAGACTCTGCCATGTCCACCACTTGCTTGAATGTGTCCAGTGCGAGTTGGCGATTCTGTGCCATCGCAATCGTATTCTTCTCACCAAAGATGTACAGTCCAGCAAGGATTCTCATGCGCATCATGTGAGTTTTTCCCGATTGTCTCGCGACCAAAGTTCCTACTGTTTTGCGAATGAACTCACCGCGCTTATCGAGAGTCAGAGCATCATCGAGAACATACTTCTGCCAGTCCATGAGTGGCTTACCAAGTTCGTCTGCAAGATCACTTACTAGGTGTCCGAGACTTTGCCCTTGTAGTTTTGGGCTTGCTATTCGTGGGATTGACGAGCCGTAAATAGTTTTCGGCATACTTTGAGCCATCTTGCACTTCCTCTTTGGTTGCTGTTGCTTTGTCTCTCGATAGTGGAGTCAGTTTCAGTTCACGCAAAAGCGCATCAAAGCGACCAATAAGTGGCGCAAGTTTGTCCAAGTCTTCCCCAGAATCAAAGATGGAATCAATCAGTTTTGCTAGTCTTTGCGCCAATGTAAGAGTTGCCCAATCTGCAGCTGTAATCCAATCCAATGCAGCTCCAGTCGCATTCTGTAGCCAGTAACTAATTGATGTTTTGTCAATTTCGTTGCTCATTCTGGGTCGAATCTGACCATCGGGGAGAGAGAAGAC